CTCTGACCGCCTCTGTCGCTTATCGCATATGATTTTTTGCCTCGTGCGTATTTTGCCATGCTATGCCAAATTCAATGCTGTTGGTTGTATTCGTAAACTCACACCATCGTTGTCAGAAGATGCTGCGAAACTAAAAGCTCTTTCATAAAGTTCGTTTAATAGCTGAAATCTATCGGGTGCGTATTTTAGAGATAACTTTGCAGCGAGCCCTGCTGATATGCAGTCACTCCACCGATAAGGAACATCTGTGTCTTGGTCAGCTGCAGTTATATCATCAAGTTGATTTACTGCCCAGTAAACCATGCTGTATGTACTTGTGTTGGGAACATTCCAAAAATAAACAACTGGGGTGTATTGCTTATCAAGCATAAATTGGCTTGGTTTCCCTGCTGTTGTCTTGTTTGGTATCTGGTTGTAGTCAGCGATTGTTACCCTGTTTATTGTCTGATCGTTTGTGCCTTCCCTTATGACAGCATCAATAATGTCTATTGTTCCTGCTGGGAGTTCATAAGCTGTCGTGCCATTTACAAGGGTAAGAGTTTTTTGGCTAACAGCCCAATAATTTATGCCTCTATTTGCAAATTCTGAAAACAGTAGATTCAAACTTCTTCGTGCAGAAACAGCCTGATCACCAGTGCGAGTTTGCGGATCTATTCCGCAACGCTCATAGGCTTCAGTTACTACTTCTTCAACGTCTGGTCTAAATGCTACTGTTCCTGAAAGTGCCATTAATTTACCTTATGCAAAAAAGACGTTCGCTAATACAACTGTGGCAACTGTATACCCAACAGCCAATCCACTCTTAAACAACATACCTTCGTCTGGGATAGTATTATCTACAGTCGAGTTGTCTGTCCCGATTGTCTGAGCTTTGAATAAAACCGTATCCGACTCTGGAGTGCCGTTGTAGAAGTCAACTAGACCTGCTGTTCCAGCAGAGACAATTGAATACCCTTTTAATCTAGTTCTACCACCGCCACCAACTGCACTCGCACACAAACTACCCGAACCCACAGTAATGTTAGCTGCAAATTGTGCTGAACTTGTTACGGAGGTAACCGTTAAAAACAACTTTGCTCCTGCCACAGCTTCGGCAGAGCCTGTTGAAGTAATAACCTCCGACAGAGCATTACCAAAAACATCTGTGCCTACGATTGTATTTGTTTTTGCGTTATCTCCAGTCCCTGCCGTAGTGACAGTTACATTTCGAGCACCACCACCCAAAAAGGTAGTTGCTGCCATTGTTGCTGATGTATTCGGTCTAGCTGCTGTAACAAGCCGATCTGGATCAGCTGCATTCTCATCAGCTATAAACTTGACTTGTACGTCTGTTTGTACACCCATATTAATCTCCTATAAAATATAGGTGGGGCGTTAACCCCACCAAATTAAACATTAGGCTGCGAAAACAAACGTGCCTGTAGTAGCTGCTCCAAGACCTTGAAGATTGTACGAAACATTCCACAAACCTGCTGTGGTGCAAGTAAAATAGATGTAAGAACCAATGCTCATTAAATTTGTTGTTGCGTTAGCAGGAGTGAACTTTAACAGAGTTTCTCCTGCGGTAGAGGCATCAAACGTGACCGCAGCACTTGTACGACTCTCCATAATACTACCTGTTTCATAAGCATCGCTACCTGCACAATCAAAACTAAGGAAAGCAGTTCCCCCCGTAGTGTCTACCGACTGAGCGTGAATACACACAACGCCAACTGTCGCAGCAGGAAGAGTAGTAATCTGTTGTGCTCCTCCAGTGAATGGATTGATGTTAATTCCTGCAACATAAGAAACAGTGCCAGATGTGGCTTTTGCCGTTACAGTAAGTCCACCTAAAGTGGGCATCCCACCTGAAAATACAGAACCTGCAACTGTTAAGTTTCCACCAATAGTAGCGTCGTTATTATATGTAGAATTTGTTGTGTAAGCTCCAGTCGTTGCATTCTTTGTAACGTCTTGAAAGCCGTTTTCGGAGCGTACTGCTCCTGTAAATGTAGTGTTACCCATGGTGATCTCCTGTCTGGGATAAGTCAGCTTTCGCTGTCAGGATTAAAAGTTGAGGGAGAGCTAATGCCCTCCCCCTGTAGTATTTATGCAGCACCTTCTGTGCCAAATATACCACGCCAATCGGTTACGCCAAAGCTATACCGTTCACGAACTTTGTAGCGAACATTACCAGTCTCGAAATCGCCTTCCATGCCCTTTTTCATTGGGCTTCTTTGGAACATCTTTAGTCCGTCAGGAACATCCGTCTGAACAAAGAAAGCATCCGCATCAGAAAGTCTTCTCATGATATGGTAGCCTTTAGGTAGATAACCACCTGACTTAATAGCGTTGATATCATTATCAGCAGTTCCAGTACGGAGCTGTGATTCCAACAGACGCTCTGCAACAAAGGTATAGGCAGTTGGAATAATCAACTGTGTACCTTGTGCTGCAATCCGTAGTCCACGATCATCTTTCATATCCGCAATTTGAATAAGAATGGATTCAAGTGAAGTTTCAGATAAATCAGCAGCAGTTGCTAACACGTTGGACTGGTTCCCATTAGTAGTTGGGTGAGATGCACTTAAAAGTACAACACCGTCACCACCTGTGAAACCAGCAGTCTGTGCGTTGTTCAAAACATTCGCAGCTTTGATTTCCTTAGTGGAAGCCATTGAGCGAGCGAGAGCTTTGGTATAGCGAGAAGCGATTGAGCCATACTGACCATCTTCTTCAGCTTCCTCAGTAATTGAGAACGCTAATGCAATCGTTTCGTGTTGGTAACGTGAAGTCCACTGCTGACCAGCGTCATCATAAGATACCGCTGAACCTTCAGTTTTTGTTGGAGCAGAACCGAAACCAGATAAAAGTACATCTTCTTCAAACGCTTTTTGTGAAGTGTTTGATGCAAAGACTGCTTCGTATTCGGCTGGGTAGCTGTCATATTCGAGGCCAAACAAGGTGTTTAGACCCGGCTCAAGCATTTTAGCAAAACTTGCTCTATTCATAGCCATGATTTAAATCCTTTCTTTAGATACCAGCGATGTTTGTACCAAGAAGGTGTTCATTAATAGTAACCTCCATGATCGCGTTCGCACCAAACGCATTGTCAGGTGCATCGTAAAGTGAAAGAATCTTACAGGAAGCAATTCCTGCCGCCATTGTTCCACTTAGTTCAAAACCAGATTGACCATTCAAGGTCGAACCTGCGCCAGCCACAACATCACAGCAATTTGCAATATTTGTTTGGGCAGGTGATCCAGCAGATTGTGCTTTAAACACTGTGTATGGACAGTCGTATATAAATGCTACGATATCTGTCGCCACAGTACCTGTGGGCCAATATTCACTGAATACAAATGATCCATCTGCGGCGGTAAATGATACTCCGTTAAAAACACCAATATTGTTTGCTTCCCCTGCTGTGTGCGGAGTAACAACACCACCAGATGTGATTATGCAAAGGTCACCTTTAAAGATGTTTTCTGCAAGACCAGACGTGATAGTATATTGGTTTGTACGAGGTGCATTACCGCTCATGTGACGAATTGGGACGAACCCGAATGCGGCGTCTACATTTGCCATTTTTTCGCTCCTATAGCGTTAAAGTTAATCGCTCATGGCAGATAATGATCTGCCGCGACTTGTTTCAGACTTCCGTTCTTGATAGATCGGTTGTCCAGTACGCCGTCCTAACGCATCGAGGTCACCTGCAACGGATTCGTTTTGCTCACCATTCTTTGACGAATAGTATTTCTTCATTGATTGATGCCGTTCTTCTGGCATTTCACAGAGCAACATTCCTTCGATGCCTACGCAACCTTCCCACTGTCCGTGATTAATAGTCGGAAACAACTTACTCTTCACAGTTTCAGCTTTGCGTGCTACCCATCCTTCGCGCATACGTTTGTATACATTATCTGGTGTATCTTTCCCTTGAATCGAGGTCGCTACCCACCTTTGGACGAAACCGGGACGTGCTTCGGGTGCATCCAAAAGTGCTGGGGGTTTCCATGCCGTTTCACGACGAGATTCCTCGTCACGCACAGAGTCGCGAGTTTCATTCGCACGAACATTTCTTGTCTCAGTCATTAGTTAGCTCCTTTTTGACGACGAATTTCAGCTTCATATTGTTTCAGCCCTTTTTCATCATTTATACCAAGTTCTCTAGCCATCTTGAGTTGTTCTTGCGACATTCTAACTCTATTGCCCTTGTAATTTGACGAACCGCCTGTAGTGGGGGCGACTGGTGATCTACTTTTTGTTCGTGGTTTACTTGGACTTGATCCAGAAGATAACTCAGGAAATACTTTTTGTAAACGGTTGTTTAGCAATCCATAATATTCATCAGAATTTTTGTCGTGTCCTTCTAAGTCAAGTTGGACATCAATTGCTCTAGCCGCCGCTGTCTCACGCTCAAAGCCTGCGGCATTGAACCAGTTGTTTTGTTGCCACCAAGACATAGCCTTTTGTGGCGCTGGGTTTTGTACAGCTTGCTGTGCGCGACCCACTGTAGGGGATACCGCTCGTTGCTGTCGCTGTTGATTTTGCATTTCTGCAATACGCATAGCCGCTCTCATATCAGCCATTTGCTCTTGGAAGTTTACTTGTGCTTCAGTGTCACCCTCCTCCACAGCCTTTGTCAAAGCCTGCTTAGTTTGCGCGTAGCGATCATTAAAGTTCTGCTCTGCATTTTGCTGAGAGCCTTGCTCCAGTCGCTCAAGACGTTTCGTGAGCTGTGAATTTTGCTCTTGAATTTCTCTAGCTTGTATTTCAGCTTCCCTACGTTGCGTCACTAGCTTCTGGATGCGCTTCTGCACCTTTGGCCCATAATCGTCAGCTTGCTCTTCAGAAACATCTTTCGCTTCTTCTTGCGCTTCTTGAACAGGATCATCTACAACTTCAATTTCGAAGTCATCTGAATTTCCTTGCGCCTTTGCAATTTCTTCTTCGATTTCTTTCATTACGTTACTTTCTACCATTTGGTTCACCCCACATATGCGGCGACTTCAACACCCTCTGGCAAGATCGATGTTATTTCATCATCGTTCAGCAGAAGGAATTTAACGCCTTTTACAACAAGTTTCTGACCAGCATATTTTCCGTAGGTTATGCGATCTCCGACCTTTGGACACACATCAGAACGCCAGCGTTTGCCAGTGTCACGATCCCGATACGCTAAGTCACCCATAGCGCAAACTGCACCGTGAGCTGTCAGGTATTCTTCATTGTCTTGTGATATTGTTGGTAGGTGTATCCCACCAGCGGTTTTCTTCTTCACCTGATTAGGCTGGACTAAAACCTTCCAATTTAAAGGTATTGGCAGTTGATGCGAACCGATAGTGGCATCCGTTTCTTCGTCGGTATAAGTTTTATCATGTTGATGAGACATGTCATTCATCCTCTTCGTTTATATTTTTAAGCGTTGCGAGGATAATATCTGACGCTTGCATTAAGCCTTCAGATATACCCACGTTTTTATGATATGAATTGAAATCGGAAATCCGACCTTCAACCATACTTTTAGCTATCTCTAGCTTCTCCTTCTCCAGATTTTTTCGGATCTGTTGGAGCAGATCGCTGACTGTCATTCTTGACGCCTCCTGACATGGAGACACCAGTAACGTGAATCGTTACATCTTTACTCTCTGACATAATCAATATCTCCCTTTTGATTTAGCCTTCTTCTTCTTTACTTTCTTTTTAACTGTTTTGACAGCTTTCTTTTTTCCGTACTTCATTTTACTTCCTCCAGTCATTAATTTTCCAAAACTTGCGCGGTTCATTTGTACATTGATCCTGAATTAAAACTAAATTTATTTTTTAGCTTACTTAAAAATCTAATAGCAGGTGGGGCGGCTTTTGTCAGTGCCAAACCAAATCCAGCACCTATTACAGCATCATCTGCTCCTCCATACAAACGATTTCCTGTTTTTTGCCAAATATTTCCTTCAGTGGGTTCAGTTGATCCAGCACCATGACCAAGACCCATTAATGCGCCCAACTTAACTGGCCCTATTTTCTGAGCAACTTTCTGACCACCTTTTAAAAGCAATCCACCAAGAGCCGCAGGAACTGAGACAGGAGCAGACATTATCATGCCAGCAACCAATGGAGCAAATCCTGCGGCATCTATTGCCATTGCTTTCTTTGGATTATTGCCTTCATATAAATTAGCACTTTTTACAGCACTTCTTCTAGCTTGCTCAAACTCTTCGCCGCTTATTTGACCAGTTTTAAATAAGGCTTCTAATTCATCTCCAAAACCAAACAAAAAACTTTGTCCAGCATATCGTGCCGCGCCACCAGAATTTTCTGGAATATTATCTATTGTACCCTCACGAGCTTTAAACTCCTCGCGCGACATGCCAAATTCCTGTTTAAAAAGTTCATCAGCCGCCG